GCTAGGGTGTGATGCCCCTACCCGATTGACTGCTTTTATTGGTTATGCATTGAGGTTCGATTCCTCTTGCTCACACTAAATTTAATTAACATATAAAACAAATAAACAATGTCAAATTTAAAAACTAAAAAAGAGTTCGCAAACAAGAAGTGGACAGCACAAGATGCGATTTATCTAATGGAAGTAGGAGCGCCATCGGGTTACTCTGAAAAAACAATGAAAGTTATATCTGAAACTTTAGGTAGAAGTATGGGAGCATTAAAACACATGATGCTAAGAATTCAGGCAGGCAAAAGTAAATTCCAAGATCCTGAAAGTAATTCAGGTGTGTATGCAAAAAACTTTGAGAAATTTGTTATAACTGTAGATGAAAATAGGTTTAGATTATCTAGCTCTGTTGAAAAAGCTATAAAAGAATTAGAAGAAATAGAAGTGCAGAACACACCAACCCGTGAAGTAAGGAATGAAGTTCCAAAAAGAGAAGTAACACCACAAACAGGTGCTAAAAAGATTAGCGTCTTGTGGGGATTAATAACGTATGAAAGAAAATAACATGAGTAAAACAACAGAATTTATGTTTCCGAAAACAATGCAGCTAACACCCAAGCATGTCGATGCAATGCATCTTATCAAGCTCTTCGTGAAAGAATATGAGGATGCTAGGTGGGACTCTAGCGTAAACAACCATAAGCTAGTAGCCAAAATGTCAAACGTGTACGATTTGTGCAAAAACTTTGGATTCTAATGACAAACGAGGCTGCAATTAAATATATCAACAAACACTTTAAAGCGAGGACAAAGCCTGAGGCTGTTGCTATTCTCTTTGCAAGTGAAGACATCATAGAATTAGATGTTTTGGAATGGGTAAAAAAACCTACCAGCGAAATGCTACAATCATTCCTGGATCATTCAGATGACTCTTGTAATGAGATTATCCCAAACATGATGCAGTCAGAACACTTCTTTACCACAGAAGAAAAGCTGTGGTATGTGGCTGATAGCATGAAGAAAGTAATGCAAACTATGCAGAGATATGTAGAGATTCATGAAGAAATAAAAGAAAAGTCAAAATAAATTTGCAATATGGATAACAATAACATACCTTTGAAGCACCGCATCGCATTTGAATGCGCCAAAGAAGTGAAGAAAGCATACTATAGAAATCTTGGCTGCGAACCACTACCAAGTAGAAAAGCAGAGGTAGTGCAAACTAAAATGGCTCTAGCCTGTGCGTTATTGGAGTCGTTACCTCCAGTTGTAGTTGCTGAAACAATAGGAGTAGATAGAACCACGACGTTGTATTACAGAAAAAACCATGAGTCAAACATGACTTTCTGGAATGGCTATAGTGAGAAGTTTAAAGAAGCTAAAAGCCTTTGTGATGTAATGAACGGAGAGGTTGTACTACACGAAAGACAGAATAGAATTAAAATTATTGATGTCAAAGTCAATATTTTAAACAAACAGATTAAAGAATTATTAGAAGAAAAGCAAACAATTAAATCTAAATTAAATGAATAATTACAAATTCAAGACCACAAACATACGTGGCAAGCAGTACGTAGAAGTAAACGAGCGTATTAAGTTCTTCCGTCAGGAGGATGAATATAAAAACTGGACAATCTCAACAGAGTTTACACACATAGATTCTGAGATGTGCATTTGCAAGTGCGTTATCGCTGATCCGAGTCAACGTGTTATTGCTACTGGTCATGCTCATGAAGAAAAGTCTTCTAGCCATATCAACAAGACTAGCTATGCAGAAAACTGCGAAACATCTGCTGTAGGTAGAGCTCTTGCAATGATGGGTATTGGCATCGACACTTCTATTGCTTCAGCGAATGAAGTGAATGATGCTATTGCTAAGCAGTCTGCAGAATCATCTACTAATACATCTGTAGATAACATCATGGATAAGGCTGTAGCTTACATCAAGTCTGCTACAGACAAGAAGAAAGCTTTTGAGCAAATCACATCTAAGTATTCAGATAAGCTTACAGAGAAGCAAGTAGCTGGACTTAACAAGTTTGTTAGATGACACTTAGAGAACAATTAACAGAATCAGTAGGTAAAGGACACCTTTCTTACTCCTCTATCAAGTACGCTCTTGGAGACATGCGTCTCTGGGAGATGTACATGAGGGGGCAGCTTAAGAAAGAGTCAGATGCATTGACATTTGGCAGTCTTTACGACATGATGTTGTTTGAACCAGATAAAGTTGATGACAAGTTTTATAATTTGGATGATAGCGATATTGTCACCGATATTGGTGGTAAATATCCTAGGAATACTAAGCGCTACCGAGAGTGGAAAGCCAAGATCTCAGAAGAAAATCAAGGAAAAACTCTCATCACCAAAGAAGACTGGACAAAAGCAAGCGAGATGATCGAAAGGCTTGAGGCTTGCGGTCTACTCAGTAGCTATCTATCAGGACAATATCAAGTAGAATTCAATGAAGAAATTGATGGCGTGCCTGTCAGAGGATTCCTTGACTGCTTAGGGGATGGATTTATAACAGACAGCAAGTCTTCACGTAGTGTGGCTAAGTTTCGCTATGATGTGAACAGCTGGTGCTATGACATCCAGGCTTACATATACACAGAGGTGTTTGGGATCAAGGATTACTATTGGGTTGTCCAAGAGAAAACCTACCCATACTACCCAGCATTAGTTAAGTGCTCAGATAAGACCCTCTTCACTGGTGAGATGAAGTTTAACGAGGCGGTAGGTAATATCAAGGAATGGTTGACCGAAGGCGCACCAACTCAACTTAATTATGCAGAATTCGAAGTTTAAAAATCTTATAGTCGGGACTGTGATGACCCTTCTATATGTTTGTTGTATCATCACATTTACATTTATTTTAAATTATTTAATACCATGAGTGAACAAAAATATGACTCAGTGCTAGTAGGTTGGGCAGACCAGCCAAAGTTTAATGACAATCAAGAGCTTATCTCTTGGAACCTTCGTCTGAAGGATCACGAAATCAAGGACATCCTTGAGCAGTACATTACTACTCGTGATGCTGAAGGTCGTGGAGGTAATGCTTACATTACTCTATTCATGAGTAAGAACGGCAAAGCTTGTGCGAGAGTGTTTAACCCAAACAGCGAAGCTGCTAAGGAAAAGCGAGCTCAAAAACAAGCTGCGAATGCAGAAGCAGAGACTGCAGACCTACCCTTCTAAACCGTTAGGTTTGTACGCCGCTATGGAGTGGGGGCTGAGGAACATAAAGTTCCTTGGTCCCTTCTCTTTCTGCGGAAGTAAAGGAGATAATGAGATTACATTTTATGTGTCATGGCAAAAACATGACAATAACTTCTCATTAAAAGTACCAGAGTTTAACGAACAATTCCTTATCATGTACATCCCTAATAAATCTGGAGACAACGCAGTTTTACTTTCGAGAGAAGACTGCTTGAGCAGTATGGGTTCATTAGTCGATATGAAATGGATTGCAAAGAGAATAAAAAGAAAATGGAATATGACGATCTCCCACATGTCTACCACTACACAATAGATGTTGAGTACAAAAAAGGTAAACAAAAAAACAAGAAGACAATAAACATTGTTACTAGATCAAGAACTCCTTCTCAAATTATGAGTAACCCTATTGATCTTGAAAGAGTGTATAGAGAAGTCTATGCTAAAAACTTTAAGGGTAACAAGCAGGTCATAGTCCGCAAGATGTACAATGAAATAAAATTAGGTAAAGTAAATAGAAACGCATTATGAAACCATCAGATAGACAAGAAGGTGGAGAACACTACGACATGCCTATACAGCCAGTAGAGTTTTGTGTAAAAAACAAAATACCCTACATAGAAGGTAATGTAATTAAGTATGTGTGCAGGCATCGAGAAAAGAATGGAGTCATGGATATCCTGAAAGCCATTCATTATTTAGAATTAATATTAGAATACGAATACAATGAAAGTAACATTCTTCAAGACCGTTTACGACAAGCAGAGCCCACACCATGTGAGCATGATAGCTGCCCTAAACAGAATTAAAGACGGTAAATCAAAAGACATAATAGATAACATTAGAGATGGAGATAAAGAATCTAAAAAGAAACTACCTGTCGTTTGCTTCAGCGGTGAGTTTACAGAAAGGAATGATGAAGCTTTGTTTGAACACAGCGGATTTATTGTTTTGGACTTCGATCACATTGATGTGTCGTCATCGAAGCAAGTTCTTGCGACAGACTCTTATGTATATAGCACATGGGTTTCTCCATCTGGGGATGGTCTTAAGGCGCTGGTAAAGATTACAAACCCTGAAAGACACAGGGATCACTTTAGAGCCTTATGCACGTACTTCTCTAAGCAATATGATCTAGAGGTTGATGAATCAGGTATAAACGAATCTAGAGCTTGCTTTGAGTCTTACGATGCAGACATTATAATAAACCCAGACTCTAAAAAGTTTGGAGCTTTTGCTACTGAGCGAGCAGAGCAAGTACAAGAAGCTAGGAAAGGTGAGTTTACAGATTACATGAAACTAAATCTAGCTGCTAGAATGATTAGGCAGGCTGATGATGGTGACAAGCACAACATGTTACTCAAAGCTGCTAGATTAGCAGGAGGATATATAGCTGCTGGTCGTATAGAAGAAGAGGAGGCTGTTAGAGTTTTGTTTAGAGAGATATGTAAACGTGATGTAGAGAGTGAAGAAGCTGCTAGATCTACAATCAGACAAGCCATTGAAGTAGGAAAGAAAGATCCTATTAAAGAAGTAATTGGCAACGAACAGGATGCCAAAAGAGAGCTTCTAATCAATGATGGAGATATGTCTTTTATCTCTTCTGACGATGAAGATTTTAGATGGATAGATGACTATGCAAATGGTAAGATACCTGTTGGACTAGAGACAGGAGATAAGAATCTTGATGAATACTTCAGATACAAGCGTGAATTTGTAATCATAAACGGACATTCTAACGTAGGTAAAACTACTATGGCGCTTTACATGATGGTAAACTCAGCAGTAAGGCACGGATGGAAGTGGGTAGTTTACTCATCAGAAAATAGGACAGCATCATTAAAGATGACACTTATGCAGTTCGCTGTAAACAGAAGGATAGGAGATTTATCTTATGCTCAAAGGAAAGAAGCATACAAGTGGGTTAACGATCACTTTACAGTCATAAGTAACAACCAAGTGTATTCTTATTCCGACATCATAGTATTTCTTGAGAAGATTATAAGACAAGAAGATTACGATGCTGTATTTGTAGACCCATACAACAGCCTAAAGTTAGACTTAAGTGGTAACGCTAGTCCACACGACTATCATTATGAAGCTGCATCGCACTTCTTAACTTTCTCAACAACCAACAATGTAGCTGTCTGGTTAAACATGCATGCTGTTACTGAAGCACAAAGGCGTAAAGGTGATGATGGACTACCTGTTGCTCCTTTTGCAGAGGACACAGAAGGTGGAGGTAAGTTTGTTAATCGTGCTGATTGCTTCTTAACTATTCACAGAAAGGTGCAAGCTCCTGATCATAACGTCAAGAAAACTACAGAGCTTCACGTTAGAAAGGTTAGAGAAACTGAGACTGGAGGTCAGCCTACACCGATAGATGATCCAATTACATTCACTATGAACACATCTCACACAGCCTTCAGGGTTTCTAATACTGGTAAGGAGCTTTTCCAAACCATTGATAAAGAGTTTAATAACTATAAACAATTTAATTTATCCGCTAATACTAGGTTTTTAGAAAATTAAGCTGTAACTTCCCCGTGTGAAGCGAAGAAAGAAAGGAACGGCTAAGACGAAGACTTCTAAGCAAAAGGCTTTGGGTAAATACAAAAGCAGTTTGGAGAAGACTTGCGCTAATCTTTTAGCTGAATCGGGCCTACCTTTTGCCTACGAAGAACAGGAGTATGTGTTGATGGATAAGTTTAGATACGAAGGAGTTTATTGGAAGATGACTCCCAAGTCTAAAGGCTTAGTCGACAAGACCAATAAAGTTGTATTGCCTATCAAATACACTCCTGATTTTGTAGCGAAAGATGGTAGTTGGATAATCGAGACTAAGGGTTTTATACACTCTCATCACGACTTTCCAATGAGATGGAAGCTGTTCTTGAGATATCTCTCTGACATTGGTAGTCCTCTACCTAAGTTATTTATTTGCAGAAACAAAACTCAAATTCAAGAAGCCATCAATATAATAAAAGATAATGAAGAAGCTAACTAAAATGCAACTTGGAAGAAGTTACGCAATCGCAACAACGAGAGCACATAGACTTCTTACAGACTTCTACGAAAATCTCTTCGATGATAAAGGTGATCCAATAGAACACCCAGGAGAGATAACAAAAAAACTAGCATCGTTTAGACAAAAGTTAAACTTAGAGTTTGACTTCGTTAAAGAAGCTGCATATCAACACTACGAAGAGAACTATGATATCGAAAGCTAGACGATTCTACTCAGGAGCTACAGGAAGAGTTGCTGAGGTTAGATTTGTAAGAGCTGCTAGGAAGAAGGGTTTGGTAGTTACAAAATCTACCCATACAGAAGACATTCATGAACACATAGATTACTGGTTAGCTCTTGAGGTTGATGGTAAGTGGGGTGTTGATGTAAAAGGAAACAATTTGCCTGACGAAATATGGTGCGAATTTAAAAATGTTAGAGGCGATAAAGGCTGGATGTACGGAGGTGCAAGCATTATTGCTTTTGACATGCCAGAAGAAGGTGGGTTCTCTATTGTAGATAGAAAAGAGCTTGCTAGCTTTTGCGAAGACTACGTGGCAGATGAGATCGTTCACAATAAGAAAGATGCTTATCGGAAAAAATACACTCGAAAGGATCGACAAGATCAGATAACTATTCTTAAACTAAAGGATATCAAGAAGTTAGATTCTTACAGAGTGTGGGAATACGACACAGATTATTGACTATCTTAGTCGTCCTTTTTTACTTAAAAAACTTTTTAAAATGACATACAACCCAGAGAAAATTCCCTGGGGAGAGGTAGGGTACGCCACATATAAGCGTACCTATTCTCGTCCCCTAAAAAACAGAACAGAAGAGTGGGAGGAAACTGTTGATCGTGTAATCGAAGCGTGCAATAAACAGCTTAAATGTGACTTCAATAAACATGATCAAAAGGACATAAAGAATATGATGATGAATCTGAAGGGGACTGTTGCTGGTAGATTCCTGTGGCAGCTGGGAACAAAAACTGTAGACAAATTAGGATTACCTTCTTTGCAGAATTGTGCTTTCACAGTTATTGATCATCCAATTAGACCTTTTACTTGGGCATTTGAAATGCTTATGCTTGGGTCTGGAGTTGGATATAATATTCAAAGAGAGCATGTCTATCAGCTTCCTAAAGTAAAAAGAAAAGTAAAAGTTCAACACGTTGAGGATAACGGAGCTGACTTTATTGTTCCTGATTCTCGTGAAGGATGGACTGATCTTTTGAAGCGTGTGCTGGAGGCTAGCTTTGAAACAGGAAAAGGATTCACATACGACACATCTTTAGTAAGACCAGCAGGATCTCCTATCAAAGGATTTGGAGGGACAGCATCAGGACCTAAAGACTTAATATGGGGCATGCAAGAAATCAATAGGATCTTAAATGAAAGATCAGGGCAGCGCTTGCGCCCTATTGACTGCTTAGATGTCATGAACATTATAGGTAAGATTGTTGTTGCAGGGAACGTAAGGAGGTCAGCTCAGATAGCAATAGGAGATCATGATGACATGGACTACTTGCGAGCTAAGCGTTGGGATCTAGGAGGTATACCAAACTGGAGAGCGATGTCAAATAATTCTGTTGCATGTGACGATATATCTAAACTTCCAACAGAGTTTTGGGAGGGTTATAAAGGAAACGGAGAGCCATATGGTTTAATTAATCTATCTGCATCTAGACGTATGGGTAGGACAGGAGAAGAAATGTACCCTGACTACAATGTAATGGGTTACAATCCTTGTGCTGAACAAAGCTTAGAGCCTTTTGAAACGTGCTGTCTAGCTGAAATATATCTGCCTAATATTAAATCTTTAAAGGAGTTAAAAGAAGTAGCCTCTTTGCTTTACAGAATCAACAAGCATAGCTTGGCTATCAAATGTGAAGTAAAGGAGACTGAAGATATTGTTCACAAGAACATGAGAATGGGTATAGGAGTTACTGGTTATCTTCAAGCTACTGAAGAGCAGAAATCATGGTTGCCTGAATGTTACACTTATTTAAGATCATATGACAAAGAATACTCAAAAATATGTGGATTCCCTACATCTATTAAACTTACTACGGTTAAACCGTCTGGAACGCTTAGTTTACTTGCTGGCGTTACACCAGGAGCACATCCAGGGTACTCAGAGCACTACATACGAAGAATCAGAATGGCTGCAGATAGCGAGCTGGTCGGAGTATGCAGGAACAATGGGTATCACGTAGAGTATGTTAGGAACTTTGACGGAACAGAAGATCACTCAACAGTTGTTGTAAGCTTCCCTTGTTCATTCCCAAGCAACACAACATTTGCAAATGACATGAGTGCCATAGATCAGCTAGAAGTAATTAAAAGACTTCAAAGTGAATGGTCTGACAATTCAGTATCTGTAACTATCTACTACAGAAAGGAAGAGCTTGATGATATTAAAGCTTGGCTTGATGTAAACTACGTTAACGTAAAGAGTGTCAGCTTCTTACTGCACAACGAACATGGGTTTGATCAAGCACCAATGGAAGAAATAACAAAAGAAGATTACATGAAGATGAAGAAAGGAACAACACCAATTATGTCTCTTAATCAGCTGAACATGTATGATATAGATATTTCCGATTGTGACACTGGAGCTTGTCCAGTTAGGTAAGTAAGAGGGGAGCTACGGCTCCCTTTTTATTTTCTTGACTTTCTTAAATCTTCCTTACCCTTTCTAAAGATACTAACTACTTCTTTTTTCCCCATCACCTTTGCTCTTTGTTCACCTACAGTGAGTATCTGTATCTTTCTAGCAAACGGTTTACTTATTTTTTTTACCTTCGCTACTGTAGCCCTTGCATCTTTGGGTGTAGCAAACTTTATTCCTACTGTATCTTTAGGATTTTCATCTGTGTACAGCCGTCTTCCAGAGCCTTTAGGCTTCTTTCCTGTACCTACCTTTGGATCTTTTTTAGCTCGCATTAGAACCAGCTCATCATTATTTCATCAACCGCCTCCTGCACTTCATCTTGAGTTGCCTCTAGTTGCATCATTATATTTGCTTGGAATCTTTCTACTTCCTCCCCATCATTAAATACAATAACTGTTGGTACAACAACAATTTTATGTTCACGCTGCATGTCTGGTTCAGCAGCGATATCTATGCGTTTGTTTTTACAATCGCTTAAATCATCAATCCATTCTACACTATTCGCTGAATTAAAAGCTGCGTTAAACTCTACAACACATATGCCAGAGTCTGGTATACTCATATTAAGAGATGTGACTGCAAATAAACATATGTAGATTAGATGCTTCATTACTTTTTTTTCATAAGCTTCATACCTAAATCTTTAATGCCTTTTCCAGCACCCATAGCGGCAGCTCTTCCTAGTTCTGATGTAGAGGGTCTTTTATTTTTTGTTTTTCTTTTAAGCTTTTTTATTTTTTCCCTATCGCTTTTGCTAAGCTTTAGATTATTACTTCTATCTCTTGGGAGCTTTTTTACATGCCTCATAATTACTGTAGTTTATCTATTTTTTCTTCGATGCGATCCAGGTCTTCTTTTAATTCTGACACATCTTCTTGAGTTGTCATTATTGTTTGTCGTACTAGCTGGTCCTTCATATCAAACTCCATGCGTGTGATCTCTGGATCAGCTGGCTCAGGTAGTTCCATAGCTAAAGCTATATCTGCTTGAAGAGCAAACCACATTCCAATGAGAGCTGCTAAACCTGCGACTCCCATACCTATTGTTTTTAGGTCTAGCGTTACTTTAGTATCTTCTCCTATTTGCCTAGCCATATTGTTATCGTATAGGTCGCATTCCCATTTGAGGCTGTTCTTCCTCCATCTTCATGTCATCTGACATACCTCCAGATCTATCGCTCATCTGAGCGTCATATCTAACAGCATCCAACTTAAGACCTCCAAACTCTTCATCAGGAATAACAGGGTATGTTATATCAGTTCTAATAAACTGAATACCTCTTTCTAAAACTCCATCTACTTCGTTCCATCCGTAGTCATCAGAGTAAACTTTTACAGGAGCCATGCCTTCACCTTTACTGAATAAAACATATTCACGACCTGATTCATCTTGTAAAACTTGTCCATCAACTGGAGTCATAGGTGCGCTTCCACCTTGCTCATAGTTACGCATCATTCCTCCCCTAGCAAAAACGCCTCGTCCTTTTAAGATGTCTGCCATTGTTGTTTTACCGTCACCAGTTAAGTCTGGAAATTTTTTAGCTTTCATAATTAATCTTCTGTAAATAGTCCTGGCAAAATTCTTTCTAATAAGCTTGACGTTTCATTCTGAGGAACAAACTTACCTCTTTGTTTTATCTGCCTAGCTATGTTAGGAGTTAGCCCTCCTATAAGTCCAAGAGCAACCATTCTTCCTAACTGCTTTCTTATTTGCTGCTTTTCATAAGCTTTTTCTGGGTTAGCAAGATTTTCTAAAAGTGCTTCTACACCTTTTCTTTTTGTCCCAAAAGTAAAAGCTTTACGATCTCTAGCAGCTCTTCTCTGAAACCTTTCATTTTCCCTGATTGCTTTATTCTCTTTCCTTCTTTTCTCTCTTGCTTCTTTCTTTTCATCCTTAGTCATACCGCCTTTTTCCATCATAGGATTCATTAAGCTCTTAGCTACTTTGTAATCCATCTTTCCTCCAGCAGCAAATTCATAAGGGCCAGGCTTAGGGTTTCCTTTAGAAAGCCTTTCTTGACGTTCTCCTCCTTGCATTCTAGTTTCTATATTAGAAATTATATTATTCAATTCGTCATACAAATCCCTTTGCGAGCGTCTACGTCCTGCCTGTGTATCCATAGCAGTGTAGTCTTTATCTTGTGTAGAGGAATCAATTAACATATTAAGGTATTTCATTTGGTCTAATTCCCCTTCAGTCGCAAAGTCTTCTAACAAGGCGTCTTCTCCTGCAGCCATGCCAGCGGCAAAAGCTTTAGCGATAGAAGCCCCTGCAGCTCCTGCAGCTGAACCTGCGTTGGGATCACCTTGAGGTACACCTCCGTTCTGAAATTTTTTAACTGGTCTCATCATACCTCCTCCTGGCATCATCATTTTAGGTCTCATCATGCCTCCTCCTGGCATGTTCATTTTTTTCTTTTTGTGATACATGTTTAAAATATTACATAATTAATTCCTACAGAGAAGTCATGCCATTCTCGATTCCAATACTTATTGTATTTACCCTCTAAGAATACACCAAGACTTTTGTTGAATCTACACCCAAAGATAAGGCCAGATCCGTAATCAATCCATTGGTCCCCTGAAGTCGTTTCAAAGTAAGAATATTCACCTTCTGTATTCAAGTGGTAAGGCATTATGGTAGCCCAGCTATGCACCCAGAAGTCTTTTGTAAAGTGATAGTAATCGTAACCTAAAACTAAAGAGTAGTTCCACTGACTAGGAAGTTGACTTCTTTTGGTAGAAACGTATTCGCTTATTATCTCTGGTATTATTATCTGCTCCCAAACATCAGCGCTATTTGCAACAAGAGTTCCATCTGGAGCAAAGTATTCCCCTTGTTCTACATCAATCGTATATCCTTCTTCAATAGCTAGACTTGTGTAATGTATGTTACCATTAGACAGCATCCATTGATCTAAAGGGTTGTAACCGTAAGGCTCTGATATTCTTTGAGCTACACCTATGTTAAAGCTTAGCTTCTTATTTAAGTTCACTCTAAATCTCTGAGAAGCTTCAAAGTATTCCACATCCGCAAAACCATCTTGAAGATATTCTGCTTTAGCAATCCAGTTTTTTGCAACATATCTCAAAAAATAATCTTGCTCAAGAAACTTTTTACCTTGTTGTCTTCTCCAGTCTGCTTCAAATAAAAACTCAAAACCATTTATCCTACCTACAGTTGCAGCATCTCCATAAGATTTTTCTGTGCCGTCATAAAAAACATTCGCTCTGTTTTCATATCCAAAACGTGCAATCTTTCTAACTCCAGCAGCTATAGAATAATCAAAAGGTGTTTCAATAACATCTGTTTGCAAGCCATTTGTTACAGAGTAAATGTTATTATCTGACACTGAGTTACCTCCACTGAAAGCTGTGTAGAAAGTCGCCCCTCTAAAAACTTTTTTTAACGATTGTCCTTTCGCTTCAAAACTGCTGCCTAATATAAAGGCAACAATCATGATCAGCGCATAGATAAATACAGTTAAATCTTTTTTTTCAGTCATTAGAATTCGAATCCGAAGTTGAGTATCATGAGTCTAAACCTTGGACAAGGCTTCTTCTTTTTCTTATTACACGCAGGACAAGGGCATACATGAATCTGAAGCACATCGACTGTGCCTAGTCTAAAGTTTAGCTCATACTTCTCCTTCTTGTTATAAGAGTTCCAGCTGTTAATCCAGTTTACTTTCATAGTTTAATAATTTTTTTGTTGATAGTTATTCCATTATATTTTATTATAACCTTGTAAACTCCATTAGAGAGCTGTGAAAGGTCTATAATTTTCTCTGTAGTGTCTAACACTATAATTTCTCCAAGTGCGCTGTATACGCTTGTAATCGCCTCAGAAGGAGCGTTGATATTCAAGACATCTTGAGCAGGATTAGGATATACAGATATATCCCTAATATTTTCTACAACACCTTGCGGCCAACCTTGTTCGCAGTATGAGTATAAATCCACACATGTCTCGTCCCATGCAACGTCACAGCAGTACGGATCTATATCTATAATCCAAGCATAACAACCATCGTTTAACCAGTATGGTTCTCCAGGACCTCCTACGCAACCTGCATCATACAAGCAAGCTTCTGCGTCAGAGGTGTTGGCTAGCTCATTGTAGTTAAATGCATCAGGGTCCATGCAGTCAACTAAAACTTCAATACACGACCCGTTATCTGTATTAGCCAATTCATCATAATTAAGGGCAGTAGGATCAGTACAACCATAAATATAAGGTATGCAACTAAAATCCTCTGTGTTAGCGGATGAGTTATAGTTAAGCATGCTAGGGTCAGTGCAGCCATAAATGTAAGGCTCACAATTAGAAGGGTCGTACTCGGCATTTGCAGCAGGATTATAATTAAACATAGTATTGTCAGTACATCCATATATAAATGGTTCACACTCTCCGTCATCTATATTGGCATTCTCATCATAATTGTAAGCTGCTGGGTCCATACATCCGTATATATAAGGTATACAGCTATTATCATCTACGTTAGCAGATGGTAGGTAGTTATATGCTAAAGGATTCATGCACCCTAGCACCACAGGAACGCAACCCTCATTGTCAACATTTGCTTCTTCATTGTAATTAAATGCAGATTCATCTGTACATCCAAAAACAGCTACCGTTTCACAACTACCATCATCATAGTCGGCTTCATAACCCTGAGTGTAATACTCTAAGTAACCAGCTTGCGCACAGCCAGCTTGATAATAACAACTACCATCCTCTGTATTAACAGCAGAGTCATAGTTCTGTGCAGCTTCGTCTGTGCATCCGTATGTGTAAGGCTCGCAGTAGTTGCCACACCTTAAGTAAGGGGTGTATACTTCGTCAGGATCTATAGGGTCTAGCCACGGATTAGTTCCCTTCTCAAAGACTATATTGCCATTAGGACTTATTAGTTTAAATCCACACTGTGACACATCAGTGCTTGTTCCACCTTCACCAAAGAAGCTACCAAACTCTACTTCATAAAACTTAAATTCTACGTGTGTTTGAGAGCTTACTGTTATGTCATAAAAGGCTTGCTCTTCTGTGCATGTAAACGCACCAATAGGTTCGCCATCCTGTACAACACCTAAATAAGATCCATCCCAGCCATCACCACCTCCATCAAACAACATAAGCGTGTATTCACACTCAGGAATGTAATCCATAATATTTGCCTCTGAATCATAGTTAAATGCATTCTCGTTAAGGCATCCTGGAACAGCAGGAGTTACACATAAATTAGAATCATTATTTGTAGCAAGAGAATTAAACTCTAAGTAGTCTGGATCTAAGCAGCCAAAAGGCGGATTGTCTGGCGGACATGGGTTTAGTAGGTTAGGCACACTAACAGCTTCATATCCGTAGTCAGGGTTCTGTCCTTCAAATGGTAGTATGCTGTATATTGTATTACCACATTCTGTGTATACTAAAACATCACCATCAGTAAATCCTCCCGTTGTAGATCCTGCAAGCCCATCTCCAAACGTGTCGTATATATTAAATGTAAACTCTACTCCAAGCGGTATGCAGTATTCTGTTGTCACAGTGAGCCCTTCTGTTTGATAAAAACCTACTTCTTCACTAGCAAGAACTATGGGGATGCTGTCCGTAGTAACTATCTCCCAGCTTGTTTCAAACTGTGAATACGTATCCGCTGTAATACTTACATACACTTTTTGTGTAAATAGATCTCCACATTCCGAAACCTCACCATACTGACAAGACTCTCCAAACTCACTTTCTATACCAGCAAAAGGATTATAGTTTGTAGCCAAAGAATCTAAACAGCCTACACCGCAGTTAGGGTTTTCAATAATTAGTGTATCCATAATATCACCTGGCGACTCTACTATAAAATAATATTCATCATTAGATACAGGCGAAGAAGATACTCCTCCATAGAAACTATTGAAAAACCACTGACCATATGGAACAAACTGTAAGTTATCTAAGTCGTCACCCCTGTAAAACCCCACTGGTTCGCAACCAGGAGCTGTTGGTTCCCACATAACCTGAAGCTGTCCTTGGTTTGGTGCAAACGGAAAACAATCAATCTGCCCCTGCAAACCTTGAAGTCCACATTGAAGCTGTGGTAAACTATCTATAGGTGGGATACTGTCTATCCCTGGTTGAGATAAAGCACCACTTAAAGTAACAAGACTTAATAGTATAGTAATCAGTAGTTTATGGAACATTATTTAGATCTCTTTTCTATAGTTCTACCAGCGAAGTATGCACCAAACGCTGTGAGCATTAATAATTCAAGCAAAGATACATAAGAGTCTTTTACATTAAAAGCAACATTGTCCATGCTGTCAATCATCATAGTAACCATAAACATCCCCATCAAAGAAATGAGAGTTATAGGACGTATAAGCTTAGCTAATTTAACATCACTACCCATGTCTGCTTTCCAGCGCTCTGTGACGTTTTCTTGAAACTTAATCTCTGCATCAACAGCAGCCATTCCTTCATCTGTATCTACGTCAGGATCGTTTGCAATTAAATTCTTAACTACACCTAAACCACCGCTATCTGGTAGTAGATCTCCAACTACATCTAATACTTTAGGAGCTTTGCTTTTTAGCCAGCTACCTAGCTTTGTGTCTTTTATTTTTTTATCTTTCATTTTCATATATTTCTTGCATGATTTCAAATAAAACGAGAGTGTGGTTCTTAAACTTGCCACCCTTCATCTCTATTGCACTATTATAATTTTCATTTATTTCATCTAAAGCTTCTATCTTTTGCTGATCAGTCATAGATTGATACTCAGGTGTACTCATTAGCATTTCAAGCTCTGCATATCTCTCTTTTCCAGAAGCAGCCATAAGTCTGTTCATTTGATCTGTATTGAGATACAATCTTTCCGCCATGAATTCTTGATCATTCATCCAGCTATAATTCAATCCCATTCTGTTTAACATTCTTATTTGTTTAGAACCTACATTAGGAACATTTAGTTTTCTTTTTTCTGCATACCCTGGAGTACCAACAGCTTTAGTAAGTTGGTATGTTTGTTCATACAACCTGTATATTTCGTTTGATACTGGATCATCTTCACCTTGTCTAGCTTTTGTAATATCAAACAGATTGTAAAGCATACCTGTAGTTCCTCTTGGCGTTTGCCTAATAGGTTCTCCCTTCCAGTTTATTCTAACAGGAACACCTGATAAACCAAAAGTTCTTTCCTTAATTGTGTAGTTCATTCTCTGTAAGATCCTATCTGTTAAAGAAGCGTCTTTTGTTGTTCGTGTATCAGGCAAAAACTCTCTATTACCTCTGTATAACGCTGACAGAGTATTAGGTAAAGCTGTTGCTGATACAGCCTGGAATGTAGTTCTAGACCAGTTTTCAAAATTTCTTTCAAAGTCGCTAGCATCTGCTGAAGAAATAACATTTATCAATGTATTCATTCCCTGCATAAAGCTTTGATCCATCATGTATGACATAGAAGAGAAAGCCCCTACACCAAATGCATCTTGAACTGCATGTAATGCAAAAGAAGTTTCAGAGTAATCTCTAGACTTCAAGTCTTCTCTATTAGATGACTTTGCTGTAGCGCCCATAATAGCGCCTAAAACTCCTAGTTTATTATAAGATATAAAGTAGTCATCATTTTGATGAGAAGTATCTTCTCCTTTCAACCATCTTTTAAGACCGCTTACATTAATACTGTTAGGAGGGAACTGATCATATGCAATATTTCTTTCTTCGTCTTCATCCCACTCTATGTTACCTGAAATTAATCCTTCCTTTACTAATATTGTTGCAGTTTGAGCAGCCATTGTTCCTAGCGTAAGCTTACCAAAGTTTTCTGCAGCCTCCCTCGCATTTCCTTCTTGAAGCTTTTTCATGATTCTAGGTACAGCTACATAAGGAGACACATATGTTAAGGTTTCCATTAGTATGTTAGCTGGTGTTCTTAGGTAAGGTAAGTTAGATCTTATCATAAACTTAGCAAAAGCTTTTCCGTCTACACCTGGAAGCCATGTCAATGCAGAAGCCATAATGTCTTCAAAAGTCTTAGTTACATTTTCAGCTACATTTGACAGCGTTGTTTGCTCCTGGAATGTGAGCTTCCTACCTTCTCTTTGCGCAGCATCTAAAGCTTTTTTGTTAGGATGCTTCATAAAGTCAATGAGAGCATCACCTTCTAGACCCATATTCAATCCAGCCCTGTAAAGCTCCATGCCTTCTACATATCTTCTAAAAGGAGTATCACCAAGAGATAAGAACCTGAACATAGTCTCTGCAGGTATACCTAACGTACCTTGAACACCAAGTTTTATTCTTTGACTTAATGATGCTTTACCGTCAGGACCTAAAGGTAAATCTCCTTTACCCATAGCAGACATCAAAGATCTAAACGGAGCAAATCCTCTGTGTATTCTCCACTCAGTAACATCTGACTCTTGACCAGTAACAATAGAATCTAAAGCTTCTACAAATCCAGTTCCAAACTTTCTAATCCCATACATGTAAGCATTAATAGAGTAGTTTCTCTTCATAGGAGATTCTATTCCAAATGCATTAATTAGTTTTTCTATAGGCAAAGCAATTATGTCTACACCAACTTTACCTATAGCATTAACAAGGTTAGCACCAACGTTTGTTATTTGAGACATTGGAGTAAGCAAGTTACCCTGTATAAGCATAGTTCCTATCTGCCCCCATCCTCTTTCAATAACTGCGTTTGCAAAAGTATCAAGGCTTCTCTCTACTAATTTTAGCTCTTTTGTTTTAGCATTTAGTTCAGCATCTACGTTTTCTCCAGCAATAGCTCTCTTAGTTAGAGATTCATGCTCAGCCTGCAGTCTAAATAACTCTCCAGATATACCCTCTAGTCTAGTCATTTGATCTGCAGATAGCCTATTGCCATTTGCCTCAACAGCCTTTACTATTGTTTGTACAATAGAAACTGGTGTAGATGATTTTAACTCTCTTAAGTGCCTCATGATTCTACCCACAGTAGTACCAATTTGAGAAGCTTGATTTATAAGACCAGGTATTGCATCCATGTTTCCTGCTGCGACAGCTCTGTTTATAAGCTCAGAAACAGCTAAAACACCTAGGTCATCATTCCTATTTTGTAAATTACTTAAGCCTTCACCACTCATCATTTCAACAAGATCTTGATCGCTTTTGTTTGTAAGATTATCTTTTATCTCTTCTAACTTTTGTGGTGTAAAATAGTTAGAAGGATTATTTATAATCTGATCCCTAACAGAGCTATATGTTCTTGCACCTCTACCAGCAGTAGCTCTGAGTTTCAACATCATAGAAGCTCTGTCTTGAGCCTCTTCCATGTTATTAACCACTTCGCTTTCATTGAGAGCTACTAAAGAAGGTATTGGCATATTGTCATATGCCGCTTCAGCTTCTAAGTTATTTACAAACTCAACACCTTGACTCTTTGACCACATAACAAACCTCTTAAGTCCTTTGTCATACTTAGGTCCTCTTTTTATTCTTTTAGCATTTTGCTCAGCAGACTCTACCCTTCCTTTATCTAAGATAGGATCATCAAAAGAGTAGTACTCAATATCACCTCTTAGGTAAACATTATTACCCACAACAGTTGCTTCGCTAGCAGACTTGATTGGTCTACCAGATGCATCTACAAAAACATTGTGCTTAAATGGATTGAAGAAAGCTTTTACTCCATTGTAATTCTGTTCGTCTAGGTTTGTAGTTACAAAGCTTCCATCAACACTAGCCATTGGAAACTTATTTTCTTGGAATGTAACTATTTTGTTTCTAGCGTTTTGATTTACATTTAACTTAACATTTTTAAGCACAACAGATGGAGCATACAAAAGAGCTTCTCCTGTCGCTGTTTTATCATGAATGGTTTGAACTGGAACTCCAGTATTTTTAAGAACATTAAGGTTTAACCTAACACCTACCTTTTGATCATTTTCTACAAAGTTATTTTTTTCTAATATTCTTCTTGAAACAGCATCACTTCTTAGCGCTTCATTAACTTCTCTATTATTGATTCGCCTTCCGTTCTTCATCAGCAATACTTCTGAAGCTGTTCTTGCTCTATATAAAGGAGACTCATCTGCCTTTTGCATTTTCTCTAAAGGAGATATCATGTATGAAGCTGACATGTTATCGTTTGATGCTGATGGTCTTTGATCAACGCTAGACAATCCCTTTAATGAGTTAGCATAAGTTTTATAATCTAAGCTGTTAGTGTTAACAGTTCCGTCATCATTAAATAATTTAAAGCTAAACGCTTGTCTATCAGCAAACATAAGCTGACCTACTTGAGAGTTTGTGAGCTCAGTTCCAAATGTATCGTTAAGAGATTGTCTAATAGATTCAACTACTTTTCTAGACTCTCTCTTTAGACGCATAGATTCAGAAACAACAGGGTTTATAATATTATCCAAAGCTCTTTCTATTCTTCTAGCCTCTTTATCTCTTCCTTCGACCTGTAAAAACTCTATTGTTTTTTGACACCATAGAACTTGTTCTCTTATAATTCTACCAGCATCATTTATAAGCGTATTTTGTCTTTTACTCCTAGCCTCTTCTGGAGTCGACAGGGCAGCTCTAGCTCTTTCAATTTTATCAAACTGAACTTCAGTTAGTAATTCGTTTTGAGGAGCACCATATTCTTGTTTTAATCTATTTATTTTTTGTGCATGATATCCAGCAGCAGCACCAGCGTCTACATAGCCTCCCAATACTAAAGCGGATGTATTTAAAACATGTGTATCAATAGTAATTACATCAGACAATCTTTTTCCATCTACTGACATTTGAGGGAATAAACCTTGGTTCATATTTAAAAGCCAAGCTCCAATCTTTGGACCAAATATCTGCTGAGAAACCACATCCCCTTGTATCTTTACTCTGCTGCCTTCATAAGGAGACAATAAGAATTCTGTTAACCCCATCCAGTCAACGGCTCCGTCTTTTATAAATGAGGAACCTTGTTTTAAATTGTCAACTATTGTAGAAGGCATTCCTTCAATGCTAGCTACATCGTTATTAACTACGGCTATAAGTTTTTCTAAACCCCTAGCTATAGCATGTCTAGCTAAATTGCTTACACCTTCTATCTTTCCAGTTCTAACTTTTCTTATAAAGTCTTTTGATATACCAAGAGGATCATTTATTTTAAACTTCTCTGAGTCTTTTAATAATGTTACCGCAGCATTAATATTTGTAGACGACTGATTTTTAGCAGATAGTAAAGCAATAAAGTAATTAAGCTTAGCAAGGTTATCCACTCTGTCTCCAGTAATATCACCATCAGCTAAAAGCTTATCTATAAGAGATTCAGCTTCTTTTTGGTAACTGGTAAAAAACTCAATAGGATTCTCTTCGCCAAACATATCAGACCTTAATTGAGGGTCTGCAATAATACCACCCAATAAACTACTGTAGTGGGCAACAGCATCATTTGTATTTGTAAACCTTTTCTCTAATTCACCTCTTAAAAAATCATAAGTCTGAACTCTTGTTTTAGGTTTAATACCTGTAATTTTTCCTAATAAGTCACCAACCTTTCCGTAGTTTATTTTGCTATTAGCATCTGTATTCAATATTTCTCTAGACAGTAATATTGAATTTCTAACATCATCATCTCCTCTAAAGTTAAAATCTATATTTCTGTCTTTAGCATTTTTATCTATGATGCCTTCTACAAAAGTTTTAAATTCAGCTACAACAGGTTTTTGATTTTTAGAATATTGTTCTTTTTCAGCAGTTAACCCTCTTTCATTAAAGTACCTAAACTTATTAGATTTTGATCTTATCTTCAGTCTTATTGTTTTTGCTACAATAGGATCTAAAATGCCTTGAGATTGAGCAGCACTAACCATCCTGTTTATCTCTTTAATGTCTGATTCTGCAGGTGTTAAAGCTAAACTTTCTCTTTCGCTAGATCTGTACCTATTTATTCTTTCAACATCAATAGGAGTGTCATCTTTTGTATAAAAAGAAACATAGTCGCTATTGTTTTTTGCCACCCTTCTCCACCAGTTTATAAAATGCCATTGATCATTAAACGTTCTATCCTCTGGGAAAGCTCCTATAGCTTTTCTAAATCCATCATCAAGCTTTCTATAACCTTCTTTAAATATTTTTACAGTTACAGTCCCATCTTCATTTGTAGGGATCTTAGCAGGCGATATCATAGAAGAAGTTCTATCCTTACTTGCGTCTATATCCGCAGCACCACGTTGACCAGCTTTAGCTCTTTCAGACTGAGCAGCATTAATCTCTGATTCAAGATTTACATTCTTACCTTCTTGAGCATCTTTAAATTTGTTTGCAAAATTTATTAGATCATTAGTGCTCTGTATTCTGTAAGATATACCAGCTGTTTTTAGAATATTGTTTATTAAAACTCTAATTTGATCTAGAGTTCCAGTATTAACAGCCTCAGTTCCACCTGCTATTGCAGACAAAACTTCTATAATAATTTCTTCAAATATTACATCCTCAGACTTCCCTGCATCTCTGTATGTTTTCTCCTTAGCTTCAACCCTATCTTTTAAGTCTTTATTTTTATTTAATATTTTGTTTAGTTGATTTCTAAACTTAGCGGCAGCCTTGGGGTTGTTTTTAAATGCACCAGAAAATATAGGACCTATAATTCCATGCATTACTTCTTCTTGCAGGGTTTCTTCAAAGCTCTTTGTTCTTCTAAATCCACTTTCAGACTCTAGCTTTTGAGATTCATTTATCTGGCTTAGATTTATATGAACTGCTCCACCACTATAAAGACCACCCCAATTTCCATCTTTGTATTTAGCAGCAGCTTCAGGAGTTGAGTATATGTATATTTCTATACCTAACTTATCTAGAAGCTTTTGCAAGTTGTTTAGAGCTCTAGCTTGGGAAGCTGTTATTTGCCCATCAGCCATTCCCTCTCTCCACGCTGGATTGTTATCCTTAGATCTAGGAGTTTTTTGTGCTGCTTCAGGAACTGTCGTAGTAGAAGTTCTTTTAATATCACCTCCTCCAAACTCATCAGGCACTTTACCTATGACTTCAGTTTTAGTATTTTCTTCTTCAATATCTGAGGTATCTATATTAGACTGATCTGCTTCATTTGTTCTTTCTGAAGTACTTTCTGTTTCTGTAGTTTCTGTTTCCGTAGCCCCTTCAACAGCTTCTGCGGTTTCATTCAAATCAGCCTGTACTTCTTCTATTGTTGTCGTGTCTATCCCAAGTATATCAGCTATTGCTTGCTTAGCTTCTGCTAATCTTTCATTTGCTTTATCAATAGCATTTATAGAATCAATAGAACCTTCTCCACCAATATCTTCAGATAGATTAGATAAATTTTCTTTTGCTGCATTATATTCAGATAAAGCGTCTTGAAGCTCAGCTCTTTCTTCTAACAAGTCTTCCATTCTAGCATTAGCCGCATCCAATGCATCAGGATCTGCGTTTTCAGTAGACAGCTCTTCTTGAAGGGTTTCTATAGTGCCTTGAAGATCACTTATCTCTGATTCTATATTATCATTTCTTGTCTGTATTTCTTGAGAGTAATCTGCTGTAACTTCATTTGCATCTACCTCAGAAGATATATCGATTGAAGCCTCTAGATTAACTCTTTCTCCTACAACATCTTTTAATGTTTGCTCTAAGCTTTCTCTAAGTTCTGGAGAGATATCAGCTTTTTTTAACCTCTCTTCTATATTTCTAGCTTGAAGATCTAATTGTTGTATTTTATCTGCTAGCTGAGGGTTAATTACAGAAAGTATTCTATATACTTCAGATCTTTCTGATATAATTTCTTCAGCTTGAACCTCTAAAGACTCAGCTACTTGTAGTAAAGATTTTCTTTCAGAAGGATTTTTTTGCTTAGCTTCTTCTCTGATTTGAGCAGCTCTTTTTAAAAGTTTGTCAGCAACAGAACCTTGACTATCATACTTTGAACTACCCATAGTTCTACCTCTAGAACCTGAACTTTCTTCTGAAGCATTAAGGTCATAAATATCTTTTTTGTTTCTCTGCTGAACAAAATCTACTGCAGAAGAAATTGCTTTGTTTATGTCTGTCTTGTTATTAGAATTCTTTGCGTCTTGTACTTTTTTAAATGCATGACCAACAGCTCTCGTTAAAGATGGACCAAAAAGTTTTATACCTCTTTTTGCAGCTTCTTCTTGAAGCATCTGTTCTACTTCATCTACACTTGTTTTTTGAGCTTTCTTTATTTTATTAGCCCTATCTTTTACTTCTGCATCACCAGTAACCTCAAAGCTCTGTAGTCTTTCTCCGCTATTTAGATAGTTGTTAAACTCTTCTAAGCTAACAAGCTGTCCGTTTAATCTATACTGTGATTGTTTAGTAGTAGCATAAGTAACCAAACTCATAGGACCTTCAGCAACACCTTCCATTAAAACTTCATCCCAATTCAACTCACCTTCCGTAACAAGCTGAGCGGTAGCTTCACCTACTGATCCACCTAGCACTTCTCCTGTTGTAGCAACTGCAAATCTTTTTGAAGTAGATACCCCTGCTTTTGCTAATCCTGAAACAGCCTTACCAGTACCTGCCATTGTTGCAGCATCAATAAGGCCTATTGCAATACCTCTAGCAGCAGCTTTACTTTGCATTCTAGATCTTATCTCAGGATCTTCAAATACAGCTCTTAAGTTTTCTACATTGATTTCTTTGTTTGCAGACATAAGCTCTTCTCTGGCTATCTCCATTATTGTAGCCTCTGCATCTATAATACCAGAGAAAGCACCCATAGTTGTTTTTGGTAAAGTAGTAAGAAATGCTCCTCCAAAAGCTGCTGGTCCTGAAACTGCACCTGCAGGATTTAATGCCGCTACAGCGCCCACAGGAGCTGCTATTGCAGCACTGGTTGTAGCACCAACACCTAATGCCCCAAGTGTATTTTTACCGTAGTCATCTACAGCTGCACCAAGCATTAATCCTAAGCTGTTCCCTAGGATTTCAAGACTTGCGCTAAAATTATCAAAACTTGCACCTCTTAATAAAAAAGCATCAAAGCTACTCCCTCCATTTGCATACAGTTCATCTATCTGTTTTTGCAAAGCAATAGCCTCATCTGATAATCCAATTTGATCTTGAGCGATCATTGCATCTACAATCTCTTGAAGATCGTCATCTTCTGCTTTACCAAAAGCAGCTTCTAATGCGTCAACGCCTGCAGTTCCTTGTGTAACCCCACTACCAAAAGCTCTCGAAAAGTCCTCTGCAAAATCAAAAAGACCACCTAAAACAGGTATACCTTCTGCAAAGTCAGCTAAGCCAGAAATTATAGGGATGTCAGTTTCCCCTTCTTCTTCAGGCTTTTCTTCTGGTAATTGAGAATCGAATGTTTCCGATGGAGATTGAATATCTACTGAAGGAGTTATTATAACAGGATTCC